GATGAGAGATAAACCGAGGTGGCCATGTGTGTTACTCCTGTTCAGGTTCTGCTTTGACTTTAGACGACTTTTTCGGTTTGTCGGTGGATATGAGGCCCGCCGACAACAGGGCGTCAATGTTGGTGCCTTCTACTGGCTCAAACTTGTCGCCTGGTGTACCGAGGCGCGGGCTGACAATGACGTACATGATCGCTCCTAGCTTGTCTGTGCTTGCATGGTGACGGTTAGATCGTAGGCAGGCAGGATTGAGCCGCCGATGTCAATGACGGTTGGTCGGCCCCCGGTGACGGACACGTTTTTGGCTAGCAGCATGGCGCAAATGTTGAGCAGGGATCGCTGAGCATCCAAGTTGGCTGGGCCGAGCGTCAGCACTTTGACGGGGAACGTCAGTTTGACAATGTTGTAGTTCCAGCTTTCCCACGATGGTGCGTCAATAAACGCGCACGGCGGGACGATGTTGCGGGGATCGTTGACGACCTGTAGCCCTGTGATGGTTTGCAGGGTTGCGGTCAGGTCGTCGATCGCCTCGTTGAACAGGTCGGTGTACGCGGGTACAGGCATCAGGCCACCTGCGGGCGGTCAATCCCCAACAGCTGCTTTACCATGCCTGATAAACCGACAACTGGGGCAGTTGCCATGCCGTCAAACGACGCAAACTGATCCATTGAACCGCGCTGACGGTACAGGGCTCCGCCGTACATGATCGTGCCTAAGGTGACGTCGCTCGATGGGCTGGTGTTGACGCTGTCAATGTATCCGGCTTCTTGACGGCGTCGGTAGCAGAACTGGTTGGCGGCTGCGGCGCATTGCGTCAAAAACGCTGCGTCACCAGCTGTTGCGGTGCCGATACCCAACCAATCTTCAATGTTGGTTGCGGTGATCCAGGTACAGACAGGCGTGTATGCGAGCGACCCGCTGGATGCAACACGATCAACGTCGCTGGCTGTCTTGGCGTACAGCACTTGGTTCTGAATGGGTACCTGATAGTCGTACATCAGGTCGCCTTCGGTGTCGGTGCCGAGGTACAGGTATTGCGGAAGCGCGTAGACCGTGTATGAGCCGTTGAACGTTGCGTCGACGCCTGTGACGGTGATTGCGCCGCCTACAACTACCTCTGAGGGTGTGAGGAGTTGTAGGACGGCGTAATCGTCCAGCAAGTACTTGTGTGTGACCGTGTAGGTGGCCATTTTGTGGGCCTACCTTTCAGATCACGGGCTGACGGTGATGGACTTGACGAGGTCGCTGTCGGCGATGAACGTTGCGACGTACCCGTAGTACGAGAACGTGCGTCCAAGGGTGCTTGGCACCTCGACCGACATGAGGCCGCGTACCTGCTCGTAGAACTCGATTGCGGAGCCCTTGGCGACGACCATGGTGTTGGCCGCGAAGTTGCGGTCTGCGACAAGGTTGAGGCCGAATGGGTTGAACGTGTTGAGCTGCGTGACGTTTGCGCTGCCCATTGCGTTGACGCCCATGAGACCTGCGGCGCCTGCGTATGGGAATACTGGGCGCTTGTCTGCGTCGAGCTGCTGACCGAGGAGCTTCCACACGCCAGGGGCCACGAAGATGTGGTCAGGCAGGAAGTTGCTTGCGGTGAGGATGTCAACTGCTGCGTCGTAGATTGCGGCGCTGAGCGTTGACGGGTCGGTGGTGTTGTATGTCCAGGTGGATCCCGATGCTGATGCGCCCGAGGTGATCGCGTCTGCGGCGATGTTGTCGGATGCAAGCAGGTACTGGCCTGCAAGGTCGCGGAGGATGATTTCCATTGCGGCCGGGCTGGTGAAGTCGACGTCCTGCACCGACAGCGTGACCTGACCTGCGAGGGTGGTCTTGCTGATGACGTTGGATGCGATGACTGGGGTGGTGGCCGATGCGCCCGTCAATTCGGTTGACTGGGTTGCGACCGACGGGTGCGTTGTCCACGTTGGGCGAATGAACGTCTTTTGGTTGCCACCGTCGGGCATGGCGCGAGCGCCGATTGCTGCGACGACTGGGCGGATGTAGTTCAGATCCTGGAACACAGGGCCGAGGACTGGGACTGGGAGCAAACCGGGCGTGTCGGTGGTGAGGGTGTCACCTGCGGCTGCCTGAAGTGCCGACTGGCGCGAGAGTGCGAAGTCGCGGGCGGCTGCTGCGACGTTGCGGAACGTTTCGCCACCGATGTGCATTGCGGCGAGGTATTCGCCTGCGGTTGGCAGGTCGAACTTGCGCTTGGGCTGTGCCGGGATTGGTGCGGTTGGGATCGCGGCCTCGACTGCGGCGGCCTCGACGACTGGTGCGTTTTCCATTGCTGGTGTCTCCTCTTGTGGGGTCTCTTGTTCAGTATTGCCGATTTCTTCGGTTGGTTGGTGGATACTTGCGGCTACTTCGGTGATGGCGGCTGCGTCACCGAATGCTCCGACGGGTACGAGCGACAGCTCTACCCAGTCGGCGGCTTTGACGATCATGGTGCCGTCGTCGTCGTAGCTGAAGTCGGTTGGGGTGACGCCGATGGATACCTGGTCAATGACGCCTTCGGACAGCATGATCATGGCGTCTTGGCCTTGGCTTGATGCCGAGATTTTGGCGGTGAACAGCATTCCTTCGGGGCTGTCGACGCGTTCGGTGACGACACCGACAGGCATTGTGCTGTCATGGTACATGAACAGGCGCGGTGCCTTTCCTTCAACGGGTAGTGCGCCTGGCTTGATAATGACGTCTTGGCCGGATGCGACGGTTGCTTTGACGTTGTACGGTACGGCGACGCCGCTGATTTCGCGTCGGCCTGCACCCTTACCAGCGATGATGCTGATATCGGTGGCGTGAAATTTGATCATCGATTTGCGATCCTCTCTTGCGTGTTTTCTTCAATATTGACTTCTGATGGTTCATCCATTTTGTCTGCGCCGTATTCTTCTTCGAGGTATTCGTCGGCGTCGAATTCAACGTATGTGCCGCGTGGTAGCACGTTGTCCATTGACAGGGTTGCGGCGATCGCTTCGGCGTACAGCTTGACGCCAAAAATGTAAAGGTCGGCGCGGGCCTGCTGTGCTGACTGATACGAATACGATCCAGTTGATACGCCGACAAGGTATGGCGGTACGTTGCCGAGGCGGGCTGCTTCAAGCGCCGAATAGTTGGCGCTTTCAATCAACAGCATTTTGTCGGGCGTCATCGTGGTTGGCTCGTAGTTCAAGTACTGGTTGAGCGCAGCGGTTTGGTTAGTGGCTCGAGCTGCGTTGAATTGTGCAGCAATGTCGGTCAGTTCTTGGGCTGACAATGGTTCGCCGTCGGTCTGCTTCAAGATGCCTGCGGGGATTGAACTGGATGCGTTGCGGTTACGTGCGGCCTCAATCTTTAGCGCGGTCTCAATGGCGCCTGGTGCCGAATAGATCAGGCCTTGGGTTGGGCTGAGGAATTGCACGAGGTTGGCTGGGTCAAGTTCGCCGCCGTTGAAGTACACCTGTTTTGATGGTGCGAACCACACCGGGCCAACTTGATCAGGGGTCGTGATTGACCCGGTCGGCAAACGGGTGAACGATGCGGGGTAGCCGTCGGCGGTGCGTGACGTGATGTACCAAAACGCGCGACCGTAGAAGAACAGGTCGTCAAATGTCCAGGCCATAATGTGCCCGTACGGCACGGTCGGGTCGGGTCGACGAAGCCATGACCGTGGTGCCAAATACACCTTGGTCATTTCTTCTTCTAGTTCGTTCCAAACTTCGTTGTACATCTTGAGCGGCATACAGCTGATGACGGATGCCATGAGGTCGCGCGCACGGTTGATCGCAGGCACCGAGATCGCACGGTTACGAGCTTCACCCTCTTGATAGGTGTAGTACTGGCCAATCATGTTCGGGCCTTGCGCGTTTGACGTGTAACCGACAGCGGCCTGCACTTCAGCAGCAACGGGGGTGGTGCTGATTGCGGCAGTCTTTTTAGCGAACAGGGCCATGCGTCAAGTGTGCCACAAGCGTCAAGCGTTTATGTGTACCCGCCCGCCGACACGATCCCGACGAAAGGCCGGGGCGGGTACGTTGCGATGCTACACGCTGACGATCATTGGGCGACCGCTTTGCGCTGGTCGAGCAACCATGCCCGCCGCCCACACCATGCACCTGGCTAACTCGATCGGGCCGGGTGATCGTTGCGACGACAGCACCAACGTGTTCTGCGTTTTGACGGCAACCGCACGTTGCACATGTTCGGCCAGCATCGTTTCCCCGGTGTGCAACAGCCTGCCCTGGTTGATCAGATCGCGCACGACAGGTGTGAGTTTGCCGAGTTCGGCGTAGCCGACAATGACGCGGCGACGCTCAAGATTGGGCGGGCAGATGGCGTCAATGCTGGGCGACATAGCAAACCTGACCGTCGGGTCGGTGGCAACTTCGGCAAGCTTGTCGTACAACTCCCCAATCGTGTCAACGACAAACGCAATGGTGCAAACGGTGCGACCGTCGGGCAAGTTGACGGCCCGTACAGCTGCGTATCGGCTGTCGTCCAGGCTCGCCTCAATAGCGATAATGCCGCCCATCGGGATCGGGCCGCGATGCTCAAGCTCGGGCCAGCGTCCGGGTGCGATCCAGCCACGGGCAACCGTGACCCACAGGTTGAGGCTGGCGCGTAGGAATGATGCGCGGTCAGGGTTTTCACTTTCCTGCTGCAACGTGTCCAGCGTCAAGGTGTGGCCGATGGCCGGGTTGCCCCATGTCCACGACGCCGGCGACATTGGATCGACGTGCGGTGGCGGTGACCATTCGGCCATGTAGTTGACGGTGGGTTGTCCGCTGTCGATTGCGCGTAGCCCGTGTTCGCGCCAACGCTGAAATAGCACCGATGCCTCTGTGCCCGCGGTTGACATGAACAAAGCAAACGGGTTTTTGCGGGCACGTTGCGCCGGCATCAAACCGCCCTCGACGACCTCGGCATCAACGTCAAACAGTTCGTCAACGATTAGCAGGTCAATGCTCATGCCGTGGCCCGCGTTGTGTTTCGCAGCTTTGACAAACCACCGTGAGCCGTCAGGCATGGTGACACTATTGCGACCGTAAGACCGATAAGTGGTTGCCCCGTATTTGTTTTCCAGCACGTCGGCAAGATCGTCAAAGACCATTGCCGCTAGGTCAAGCCGGTGCGCAACCGACACAATGGTTTGTTTTTCGCCACGAATTTTCGGCATTTCTAACAGCCAAAACAGGATGACCGATTTGAGAATGATCGACTTGCCGTTCTGTCGGGCCACCGACCCCAACGCAGACCGATGCACCAGCAGCCCATCGTCATCAAACGTCAAGGCCCGGTCAAGAAAATGCACCTGCCACGGCATCAGCTCGAGGCCCAGCGCGTCCAGGCATATGTCCCCCACAAGTGGCCCGTACGATCCGGCACCGTCAGGGCTGATCGTCTCAAGCCTCGGCTGGTCGTGGCCAGTTGGCGCCAGTTCAGGCTGGTTCAGGCCAGTTGGGAGAGATTGCTGAT